ACTGCTTCATTTACTGATTCAAACAAAGACATATCTATTTGATACTCTACTCCCATTTTTGCATATCCTATAAACTTTTTATATTCTTTTGCTTGTTTTGGTGTCATTTTCTTTGGTGGAAACATTTTCTTTTTTTCATTGATGTTTTCACTCATATCTTTTAATGCTTGTTTAAATGCTTTCTTATCTCTTTTGTAATCTGACATTACCTGGTCAAACCCCATCATATCAACCATAGTTAAAAACATTTCTTTTTCTTTTTTACCTAATTTGTTGATAATCTTTTTAGATTTGTCTGACATTTCTTTTAAATGTCTATCTTCTGGACCAGTTCCACCAGATGACTTAAGTTTTTTACCCGAAACTGAATGTGTATAACCACAAGATTCTAATTCTACTCGAACCATTTCTTTAAGCTTATCTAACATCTCTTTTTTCATTGGTAGTCCCTTGTGTTTAGTTGATGCGAAATCTTTCACATCTTTCTTTTTCATATTCTTAGCGACTGCTTGTACTCTCGGTGTAAAATTCTTTGAGTCTGCGTCACCTGTCTGGATTGACCTAACAATCCCCATAAATTTTTGTTGTTTTTTACTTAATGCTGGCATTATTTACTCTAAATTCAAAAAATGGTTCATTTCTATCTGGATTAAATGTAATTTTATCAAATTTAAATCCTAATGAACTACCTGCACTTTTAAGATGTTTCGTAACAACATCAATGTCTTTTTTAGATAAAGGATTTTTTAAAATAATTGAGCCACTATATTCATCATTTGGTTTTAGTTTGTGATACTTTCTATATCCAAACATAACTCCTCGTGGATTAAATTTTGACATCAATCTATCAATTCCACTAATTATCCTTGCATATTCTCTTGGAACATCAACCATTTTACCATTTTTACCTCTTAGGGTTAATGTAGACCTTTCATCTATACGATTAGTGTATCGTGTTGTGATTTTAGATAATTGTGACAAATCACTCATTATTCACCCCTAATGATATGGTTAATAATATCTTCTGCTTTACAATACTGACCACAAGTTCTACCTGTTTGAGTATTGCCTACTGATTCGTTCATCGGATATAAAAATGCTCCGTGTGTTGATGGATTTGATACAAAGTCAAAAGCAATCAATTCAAAGTCATCTCCGACTTTAGTTACTTGGTCTCCGTTGGCTTCTTGAACCATCTCGACACTACCCAATCCTCTTGAACTGATACCTAATTTAATTCCATTTGTAAATAATTCTTTTAATATATTACCACTTGGTGTTGTAAGTATTTCTACCGTACCTAATAAGTTGTCACCTTCAAAGTGCATTTCAGTAATGTTGTGTGATACATTTGCCAAATTCACTACTGATGAATCTGGATGGTCAAGTTCTCCGAGTGCTCTATTTTGTTTTACAAAATTACTATCGTATTTTTTAGCTTCACGAGTTAATATTTGTCGTGGATATACTCTTCCGTTTTGGTTTTTTGCTTCTGCTCTTTGTAATACACCTTTAACAACTAACTTTCCGTTGTTTTCTTTCATCGCCTCAGTAATCTGTTGCGGTGTTACATTGAATGGTATATAATCTACTATTACTTGCTTCATTACTTTAAATTTCCTACTTTATTTGCCATCTTGACTAATCTTTCTGAAATCTTAGTTAGGGCTTTGTGTGTATTTTTCCAATAATCTTTTGAGTTCATATTCAATTCTGTTTTTAATTTAAGATTCATCTTTACGGTTTTGTCTAATTCGTTTAATGCGTCTCTAATTTCTCTTATTGATTTACCAACTTTTTGTTTTGGTGTTAAAGATTCGTCGTTTCTCCAATCGTGATAACGACCTTCACCTAACATTTGTTTTCTTTTTAAAGTTTGTGTAAGGCTTCCTATTCCTTTTTGAGCTCCCATAATATAATCATAATAATCATTGTATTGTTTGTTTTTAAGTGTTTTATCACCCATATTCATAATTTTCATATAATCTTTTCGTAGTTTATCTAAACCTTTTTCAAGATTTTGTAATGCACTAATTTCTTGATTAGCGATTTCGTTTACTTTTTTATATCCTACGACATCTGGTTTTGGGTGACCACCTTGTGAACCACTTGCAGAACTTGCAAATGCTTTTGGTGTATCATAGTGACCTGTTCCGGTTCCATCGATACCGGCTGTTGCAGTTGTAGAGGCTTCTTCGAGTTCTTCGTCTTTTTCTAATTCCTTAATGACGAAATTCTTGATATACTCTTTTAACTTAGCTATTTTGTCGTTGTTGGACATTCTTGATTTCCTTAATTAATTCATAGTATCTCATTAACGCAACCACGTGTTTGTCTTTCACGATTTTTCCTTTTGTAGCACTATCAGTATAATTAATAGCTTCTGTCAATTTAATCTTGGTAATCTTATCATTGACCTTTGGAAGTAATGCCTTTAGAGCTTTTTTGATTTTAACTACTTCATTGTCTATGAATTCTTTTAGTGAGTTCGTATTAGATACATTATTGATATATTCTTTCAATAAGTTTCTTTGATTTTCATTTAAAGATTTATACTTGGAATTAAATTTATCAACTAATAACTGATAACTCAGTAATCTTAAATCTTTATCTTGTTTGGCGTAATCTTCAACAAGTTTATTTGGTTTCTGTTTTTTCTTACCATCGTGAATGATATGTTCAGTTATAGTAATAACGGAATCTGTCTTTTGAACTGGACCAAAATCTTCTTTACCTGTTTCGGTGCCAAAAACTTTGTAAATTGAAGCCATAATTTTAAAATTAGGTAAACGAGTATCAAAAAACTCTTTTATGTTATAATTTTCTTTTATGGTTTTAATTAAATTAAATTTTTCGCTGTTCAATCTACGATTAGATAACTTTCTACGACTCTTAACAACTGCTTCGACTAATTGACTAGCGTGTGAATCGTTTTTATATTTTTTTTCTAATAAAATTGAATACAATTCGTATTCTTTACCCAATTCAGTATTTTTATTAAAGAATTCCTTAAATAATTTAACTGATTTAGGGCTTTTTGTATCATTTAACACGTCAACTGTAATTTGACGAGATAGTAATTCATAAAGAATAGCTGTATTCTTTATCTTATTATGTTTTACATAAGACATTTGAGCTCCAAAGTATTTATCTGTATTTTATCAATAATAAATATAAAACTTTCAAGAAATCGGTATTAATCTACTCCGTTTTCTTTTTTATATTCATCATATTCTTTTTCCATTTCGTCTACTTTTTTGGTTTCGTTAATTATATCCTTTGACTTTTTACCCATAGTGTTTTTCAAGGCATCATAGTGTGCTAATGCAAGTGGTCTTCTGTTCTTGGTTTGTTTCCCTAATGGGTCTCGTCCTCTTGCTCCACTATCTTTGAATGGTTTATTCATTTCTTGTGGTCTTCCGCCTTGTTCATCTTCTGGTCTTTCATCTTCTTTTTCTTCATCTGGAAATGGGTCAAATATAGAACCTGCTATGGTGTCGGGTGGTTCTGCAGCATCTTCTGCACCGATACCAATACTTGCCATATCACTTGGTGTCCCAATTGCGTCTCCTGTTTCCATTGGGTCATTACCTTCCATTTCAATCTGTGAATGTCTGAATTTCTGTTTTTGGTCATCAATAATTTGTGCTCCAATATCAGTTTTTTGTTCTTTTGAGAAATTGAAAACATTATCATATACCCAATCAGTAGGTAAAATCTTATCACTAATCATATCACGAGCCAAACTAACTTTCTGTCCTAACAATTCTATCTTTTCTTGTTCATACATTGTTGATGGACTTGCTAACTCTAATTCAAAGTTTACTAAGTCTTCATCTGTATATCCTTGTGAATATAAGTGAACAACTGCAATCTTTGTTAATTCTGATACGATAATTCTTTGTATTCTTTCTATGGTTCTGGCAAATCTTACATCTTCAGCTGCAAGTGTTGCTTTACCACCGACATTTTCATCAAACCCTAAGAATGCTTTAGGAACTCTTAGTGATGCTAATAATTTGTTTTTCAAATATTCAATGTCTTCTGTTGAATCATAATCAATACCACCTAACTCTTCAATACTTGTTCCACTATCTCCACCACGAACTGGCATAAAGAAGTCTTCTGTTAAGTTTTGCATATTGTATTTTAAATTATACTCACCTGTTGCTTCATCCATAATAGGTGTCTTCTTCATCTTGTTGATGATTCTTTGCATATAATTATCGACTTCACTTGGTGGAATATTACCAATGTCTATTTTGAATACTCGTTTAGAAGGTGCTCTCATAATTCTATGAATTAACATAGCGTCTTCCATTAAAGTTAATTGTTTCCAAATCTTTCTCGTAGATTCAACCATAGACTTTCCGTAAGGTAAGAAGTTACTATCATTTGCTAATCTGAAGTGTGCGATTTGAAAGTTCTCAAATTCTATTTTCCCTTTGTTATTTGTCTTTTGACCAAAATACGGGTGAGCTCCTTCAATACTTTCTAAGTAGAACTTAGTGTAGTAAGGATTTTCAGGGTCTTCTCCCTCTGCTCTTATGACTTCATAAGGTGATAATGGAACTACATTTGTAATACCATACTTATCACTAATGTCTAAGTGTAAAAAGAAATCACCATACTTAACCATATTACGAACCCAAGGCCATAAATTAAATTCAACATTC